CGCAGACCGGCCTGTTCCTCAATCAGCTCGGCCAGCAAGCCTATCGCCAGGGCGAGATCGGCGAGGTCGGTGGTGTCGCCACCTACATGAGCCAGAACGTGCCAACCTATGTCGGCACTACAGCGAACGACGACGCAGCCGTTGTTGCTGCGGCGGGCGGCGCGGGTGTTCTCAGCACGACCTACGCCGCCGTGATGAACACCGAAGCCACACCGGGCACAATGAGCATCAATACGTCCGGCTGGGGCACAACCGACGTGATCCGCGCCGGTACTGTGTTCACGCTCGGGACCGGCGGCACGGCAGTGTTGGCCGTGAACCCGGTGACGAAACAAGTCCTACCGTTCCAGCAAATGTTCACGGTGCTCGCGGACGTGACCGCTGCTGCTGGTGCGGCCACCTTGTTGATCACGCCGCCGATCATTGCTGCATCCACTGCGGCAGCAGCAGACCTAGCTTGGGTCACTACCAATATTCCAGCGGCTGCAGGCGTCACTCTGCAGGTAGTTGGCGGTGACAGCCTGAGCTATCGGCAAAATCTGATGTTCCACAAAAATGCGTTCGCGTTGGTGGTGGTGCCGATGGTTAAGCCGCCCGGTGCCACTGAGGTCGCGCGCGAAACCTACAAGGGCATCAGCGCTCGTTTGATCCCGTACTATGACGGTGTCAACGATGTCTCCAAGTATCGCCTTGATGTGCTCTACGGCATCAAGACGGTCGACAACCGTATGGCTGTCCGTCTCTCGGGCGGCGCATCCACCCTCGGCAACCCAGCACAGTAACGGGAAGGGAAGCGGCAAGCGCCAGGAGGCGTTTGCCGTCTCTCAAACAGGAGAAACCCACATGGCGAAGAAGGCACAATCTCACGCGGCGGCGGAGGCCAAGAAGAAAAAGCGCAAAGCACAATCCGTTGCGCCGAAGGCGGAAAGCGAAAACGTCTTGCTCGGCACCGTTTCAATCGTGGTGCAATTGCAGGTCACTGTCCCCAACTCTGGCCCGTTCAATGAGCTGGTTATCGAATGGGGTTGTCTCGGGCTATCCGAGGAACCTGACGGCGTCACTGAAACGTCGGGCAACAATCGACTGCTCGACACCAAGCGGCCGATCACGACCAGCGATGAGGGACTGCACGTCTACTTTGATCCTCCACTGTCTGGCTCTGGTGCCTACGGCTTTCAGTTTCTCTGCACCTACAACGATGCGGTAGAGGCTCGTACAGCCAAGGAAGAAGAGGACGAACCAGCGACTGATCGTGAGGCGGCATAACCATGGCACGCACTCGCCGGGAGCTGATCGATCTCGTTCTGGATAACCTGGGCGTCCTTGTGCCTGGGCAGTCTCCCGGCGACGAGGCCGTGAGCAGGGTCGATCTCATCATCGACCCTAGCTTTGCGACACTGGCGGCGCTCGATTACGTCTATGTTGCCGATGCCGGAACGCCCAACCCACCGGCCGGTGGTGCAATCGACGACGCCCTCTTCATTCCGCTCGGCGATTGGGTGGCGTGGCAAGTGGCGGGCGGTTTCAATCTCTCCGACAGCCCCTCGCTCAAGGCGCTCGCGATCGAGGCCGAGAAGACGCTGCGCATCATCGGGCGGCCAGCTTCCACGCGACGTGTGTTGACCACTGATATGCAATTGACCAACAGGCGCGGTCGCGTTGTCGGCAACTACGCACGGGGCACCTGATGCCGCTCGGTCAGGTCCAAGTGCCCTTTCCCGACACCAGCATGCCGGGGATACGCTCACCGGAAAGTGGCGGGCGCATCATCAACGGCTACGTCGAACCTCTCGGTGCCAATGCGCCTGCGCCCACGATCTGGCGGCGTGCGCCAGGGCTGCGCAATTTCGGCACCACGACACGCACCATCTTTCGCGGCGGCATGCAGGTGGCGGCGACGCTCTACACCGCCTGGGGTAATCGGTTGGTGAAGTTCACCTCCGCCGGTGGCGCGGCTGTCGATGTTGGCACTGGCGTGATTGCTGGTACCGCCAAGGGCTTCTTCGCGCGCAACAACCGCATCGGTGGCCCGCCAGCGGGGCCGGACATCGTCTTTGTTGACCCCAATGGGGTATACGTCGTCACCAATGCGGGCGAGACTTTTCCTACGCCGCCTACCATTCCGGCCGAGCTTGGCTCGGTAAACTCGGTCTGTTCGATAGACGGCTTCTTCGTCTACACGAGCGGCAATGGCGCTCTGGCGGCATCCGATCTTAACTCCACCAACATCAACGCATTGTCGTTCGCGCGCGCCGAGAGCAAGCCAGACGGCTTGACGCGCGCCGTGCCGTGGGCGGGCAACCTGTTTTTGTTTGGGCCAGCCACCACCGAGGTTTGGGCTAATGTCGGCACCACGCCGTTCCCGTTCCAGCGCTCGGTGGTGATCCCGCGCGGCATTGCCGGTCCCTATTGCGTCGCCGGGTTTGAGGACAACTTCTCGCGCTCGCTGGTATGGGTTGCCGACGACAACACCGTAGTGCGGCTCAACGGCTATACGCCGGAAAAGATTTCGCCGCCTGACCTCGACGGCCTGATCGAGGATGTCACCGACAAGAACATGCTGGAGATGTCGGTGTACATGGCGCGCGGCCACGCCTTCGTTCTGCTGTCGTCACCGACGTGGTCATGGATATTCGACCTCAACAACAATAGGTGGACGGAGCGCAACAGTTGGCTGCGCCAGCGCTCACGCATCACCGGCGGCCTGTACGCTTTCAACAAATGGCTGTGCGGGGATGTTGCTTCCGGTGGCATCTACGAGATCACCGACCAGCGGCACCGTGAAGATATAACGCTGGCAATCACCGGCACAGCCTCGGTTGCGGGCAAGGTGCGCCTCACGGTCCCCGGCGGCGCGCTGGTGCTGCAGGACAGTCTCAGTGTCACCGTCAGCGGCGTCGTTGGCACTACGGAAGCAAACGGCACGCACCTCATCGATGTCATTGACGACACACACATCGATCTGCGCGACACCACATTCGTCAACTCCTACACCTCGGGCGGCACCGTCACGCAAGCGCAGCCGTTCCGCTGGCGGTTGGAGAGCGGCGCAGTGGAAAATTTCCCCGTCGGCGCGCGCGTGGGTCGCTTCGATGCGGAATTTGTCACGGGCGTCGGTGAGGCAACCGGCATCGATCCGATCCAGACCGACCCGGTGGTGGAAATCAGTTGGTCGGATGATGGTGGCCAGAACTACTCTGCCCCGATCATCCGCAAGCTCGGGCGGCAGGCGATGACGCGCGAGCTAGTGTCGCTGATCGCCTGCACCGGCCGCAGCTCGTGGAACGCACGGCGTTGGCGGCTCGACATCTCCGATCCGGTGTATGTCGGCTTCATGGCGGCCTACCAGAACATCTCACCTAAAGTTTCGGACATCGGCTGATGGCAGGCGCTGGACGACGGATGCCGACACCGGCTGTGCCGGTGGTGGATATCAAAACCGGATTGGCGACTGTCGATTGGTACGACTTCTTCCGCGATGCCTTTGCAGGCGAGCGGCTGGGTGACTTTGCCAGTGATGCTGCCGCTGCTGCTGGTGGCGTTCCGATGTTTGGACTTTACCGCACCGGCAGCGTCGTCAAGGTGCGAACAACCTAGGAGACGACGATGGGCTTCTTCGATTTCCTCACTGGCTCGGACGACGCCGAGCGCGCCGCCGAAGCCAATCGCGCGGCTGCGCAGCAAGGCTTTGATCGCGGCCAGGGTTACATCGGCGACTATCGGACTAACGCGCTTAGTTCGCTCGGCACCGGATTGGATCAATCAACCGATGCGCTGAGAACTGGACTTGGTGGTCAGCTCGACGCCTACAACAGGGCGCTTGGAAGTGCGACGCAAGCTGGTCAGGCTGGGATCGCTGCCTACGCGCCGCTGAGTGCATTGGGCAGTAAATATGGAGGAGCGACCACCTCGTTGCTGAATGCGCTCGGCGTCAATGGTCCGGGGGCTTTCAATACGTCCATCGATCAATTCCGCAGCACGCCAGGATATCAGTTTCAGCAGGATGAGGCGGCGCGTGCTGCAGGCAACGCAGCATCGAAGCTGGGCATCACTGGCTCAGGCAATACGTGGCAGGCGCTACAAGATCGCGCGCAGAACATCGCGGACACGACGTTCAATCAGAACTATCTGCAGCCGCTGTCGCAGTTCATCAATCCCGAGCTGCAGGCAACTGCGGGCGCAGCGTCGGGCATCGCGGGCGCAAACCAGAACCTCGCCAACATCTATCAGAACTACGGCCAGCAGACCGGCGGCGCATATGGTGCCAACGCTGCAGGGCTCGCCGGTCTGTACAGCGGAGCTGCGGGCGATCGGGCCAACGTCTTTGGCAACGTGCTGGGTGGGCAGACGCAGGCCTCGCAGAACCTCGCCACCGGCAACATTCAAGCGAACAATCTCGTCGCCCAGGCGGGCATGCAGGACGCCTCAAACTTCTGGAACCTGCTCGGCAACCTCGGCAAGGCCGCGAGTAGTGCCTACGCTGGCGGCGGCGCAGGCGGCGGCAGATAAGGGATACAGACCATGCCGATCAATCCCGTTCGTTTCACGCCAATGGAGTTTCCGGACAATCCGCGTCCGGTGCCGATCGACTTCTCCCCGCTCGCAGACATTGGCCGCACCTATGGCCAGTACCGCGACCGGCAGGAGGTCGGGCAACTGCTGCAGGGCGCGATCGATCCCAAGACCGGCATGCTCGATCTCAACCGCGCGACCACGGCGCTGGCGATCAGCGGACGCGATCCCGAGACGTATCTGCGAGCTGCGACGGCGCAGGCAGGCGTGCGTGAACGCGAAGCGGCGCAGCGCGCGCTGGAGGCGCACTACAACAGGGTGGCGACCGAAACCGAGCGCGCCAACAGGGCGCGGGAGGATCAGCCGCAGCAGACATTTGTGCCAGGGGGGCTGACTACCCCACCCTACATTGTGCAGATGCCCAGGAAGGTAGGGGAGCCACCACTCTATCACCCGGTGCCGGTGCCTTCTATGCAGGCACCACCGCCGCCACCGCCTTCCGCGCCAGGGTCGCAGTCGGCGCTTCCCGGCGGCCCCACCCTCGCCGCCTTTGATCCTGAGAACGCGCCGCCCTACCGCGTGGCGGGGCCGCCACAGCCGGTGCCGCAACAGCCAGCCGCATCACCCCAGCCAGCGCCTGTCACGCAGCCAGCGGCCACGCCAGTGGCTCCTGC